CGGCGCTTACCTTGCCTAGTGTCAGAAGTTCGACTGGCCTTTCACTCGCCTTGGAGGCAGGAATGAAGAACAATCATCAAGAGCATTGGCCTGAGTGGATTCTCAGAGTTGTTCTTCTTGGCATCGCTGGATTTGCCGTTTCTTACCTCAAAGACATTGGCCGTGAGACAGCATCGCTTTCCACGCAGTTCCTTGAGCTGAAGTACGAGATCAAGCGCCTGGCAGAGAACCAGCTTGAGATGAACACACAGTTCGCCAACAAGCTCGAAAAGATAGACCAGCGTGTGAATGACCTCGAACGTAAAGGAGTAAAGCGATGACTGACGTGAAAGAATCCAAGGAACTCTTGATTGCTTTGGTGAAACTCGGCAAACTTGCAGCCAAACAACTCGGTGATGGTGTGGACTTGAGCGATGCGGTCGCCATTGCGAAGGCATTGGCTGACGAAGAGTTCCGCAAGGCGTTGGTTGAAGGCTTTGCTGGCTTGTCTTCCATTCCTGCTGAAGCAAAAGACATTGATGCTGCTGAAGCCGTTGAACTGCTTGGCGTGTTGTATGCCGAAATCCAAAAGTGAACAAATCAAACTATGGCTTGGCCGGATAGGATGGATTTCCGGTCTATTGGCTAGGTTCATGCCTGCTAAGGTGAAGGTATTGATGGTTGCTGTAAGCACCATCGCCGGAGGCTTGGTTGCACTGCTTGACAGATGTGACCATCAAGATAAGTCTCCGGCTTCTCCTGTGCCTTCAGCCTCGCCTGTACCAACGCCTGCCATCACACCATCACCAACTCCTCAACCAACTCCTACAAAACCACCGCTTCCAGAGCTGAAAGCACCTCGCTTTGTAAAGGCTGGTGAGCTGTTCAAAGTTGAGTTGTGCAATGTTGGCAATCAGTATGACGTGAGCCTGTTCGCTGAAGAGTATCGCCTGGCTTACATTGGCTTTGGCAAGCCTTGCATGTTTGTTCATGTGAAGCTGAACCAGAAAGGCAAAAGAGAATTGATGGCACTTGGGCCTGACAACTTGCGCGTGTTTGCGGATGTTGTGGTTGAGTGAGCTAGATTGGCTTCTCTGGTTCGTCTTTAAGAATACGAATAAGTTTGGACTTCTTGTTGCCTTCCAGAAGGTCAATCCTTTCGTTCAGAACATCATGTTTTGCAGCCAATCCTTTGAGCATCTTTCTTAACTGACGAGCTTGAGCTTTTGCTTTTTGCAATTCGTCCAGAGTTTCCTTGTGTCGCAGTTCCCAACGCACAGCCTCAACTACTCCGAAAAGATTCTCCTGCATGATTGGCACCGGAATCATATCTTTTCGTGGGCCAGGCAAAACCTTCAGTGGCCTGGATTCCAGTTCGGCAATCCTCGCTTTCAAAGCTGGAATCTGCTCAACAATGGTTCGTTCCATCAGATTAAAGGCTTCGAGGAATCGCACCTTCCATTCAATAGCCTTGCGGCCTGTGAACCCCATTGCAAGAAACGCGAAGCCGTCGCGTGTCATCAGATAGTGTGGTTCTGGTGGACGGCCACGTCTTGGAGAATTATCTAATGATATCCGCTGTTCCGCAAAATTGCGGGAAAAGAATTGCATGAACTCTTGTTTGTCTTTGTTCGTGAAGAACAGTTTCTTAATATCTCGCACCACATCACTGTGACGTTTGCCAAATTTCGCTGCTACTTCACGAGATGATACGAAAACTTGATTGTCGCGCTGGACTGTGACTATATCGCTGTGCACTGCTTTTTCCTTATGTGTGGTGCCAATCCCGGGTGCTTCATACACGCCGGGGCCTTTTTTTGACCACAATGCCAGCACTGTCAAGTCGCGCACAATTCTTAAGCTCTTCTTGCGCACCGATGCAAATGTGCTACTGAAATGAGTGTTCAATCAAATGGTGCCTCCATTAGTTGAGCCAGCCGACAGTGTGATTATCCCGTCCACTGTCGGTTTTTTGTTGCCACGATTTGCCTGATTATCAGGTAAGCTCTTTTGAGAGGTGTCTCAGATGAGCAAAAAACACGCGCTTCGCACTTACGAAGTCACGTTCTCGCATGGCGAAACACCACAGACAATCCGCATAGAAGGCAGTTCCATCGCTGGCTACGCTCTTGGCGATGGCGCTGGTTCGTCGTGCTTGGCTGTGTATGGCGAAGACGGAAAGACGCCTGTGCTGATGGTTGCCTGGGATGCCTTTGTGCTGGCCAGACTCGCTTCAGAAGTTGAAGTTCTCAAAGTGAAACGCTCACGAAAAGTCATTGACCTGGAGGCACAAGCCGATGACGACAAAGAAGCTGACGCCTGAACAACGCAAAAAGCTAGAATCAGTGGTCGAGGCGTACAACGACCTGGCACGCTTCAAGAGCGTCGAGGAATGTGCCAAGCACTTTCAAGTCACAGATAGGCATTTCAGACGCATGCTTGTGCAAGCCAAACAGGCTGGATTCAAACTGAAGCCTAGGCTGCTGGTCAACGAAGCCATAAAAGACCACGAGACACGTTCCGAGAACAAGTACGCCAGAGAGAACATGGTTCTCAAGGCACAGCTCAAGCAACTGCGCGAACAACTGGACGCCAGCCATGAAGATTCCATCTCAAATGAGCGTTTGGTTCGCATTATCCGAAACGCAGCAGATACAGAGCCACAGTGCGATAAAAGTTGGTTGACGTATAAGAGCAAAGGCGACTCGTCTAAAAGCGTTCCTGTGCTGTTTTTAAGCGACCTTCATTTTGATGAAGTGGTTGAACCGTCACAGGTGGAGTTCGTCAACGAGTACAATCGAGAGATTGCCACGAAAAGAATCAAAGCAGTGTTCAACAATGCACTCGACCTGCTGACGAAGAAACTGAAGGCTAAGTATGCCGGAGCCGTGGTTGCACTTGGAGGTGACCTTCTTTCGGGCAACATCCACGAAGAGCTTGCTGAGACAAACGAAGCAACAATCCTTGAGAGTGTGTTGGCCTTGACTGAGATTCTTCATGCTGGCCTTCAGCAGATGGTCGACGAGTTCGGCAAGCTGTACGTTCCATGTGTTGTTGGCAATCATGGTCGGATCCACAAGAAACCGCGAGCGAAGTTCCGTGTTCAGCAGAATTATGAATGGATAATTTATCAGCTTCTCGCACAACGATTTGCAGGTGATTCACGAGTCACGTTCGAGATTCCAGACAGCACAGACGTCACTTTCAAGATATTCAACACGACTTTCCTGCTGACTCATGGCGACCAGTTCAAAGGCGGCTCAGGAATCTCTGGCATCTTCACGCCATTGATGCTTGGAGCCTCAAGGAAGTTGAAGCGCCAGCAAGCGGTTCAAAAGCCGTTCGATGTGATGATGGTCGGCCACTTCCATTCGTACATTCACACAAGCGGATTGATAACAAATGGCTCAACTAAGGGTCTGGACGAATGGGCTTATTCTATGAATTTTGGATATGAAGAACCACAGCAGGCAATGTTCTTAGTGCATGAGAATCACGGCATCACAATCCGAATGCCAGTGCTTTGCAAGTAATCACTCAACAACTTCGGTGACGGTGATTCGAAATCCATCTCCTGCCGACCATTTCTTGGTGCAAACAAGCCGCACTATCTGAGAATCGTCTTCCCACAGAACCTCGTTGCCAGCATCGGCAACCGACTTGAAGAAGTTGTCACAATCGCCTCGTGGCGGATACGAGAACTCGGTCTTCTTGGGCTTGGCAAAGAAGCACTCAAGCTCAACCTTGATTGGGCCTTCGAATGGTTCCCGGCAAAAGCTGCGAAACAAAGCCTTGACGGTGCGTTCAAATTCTCTCGTCGTGGGATCAGTCAAAGCTATGCCACGATAAAAACGCGGCCGAGCTTTTGGCTTGACTCGAATATCGGATTCAATCGTGAGGTGCCTCATGCTTATTCCAATCTCTTCTCAGTTGATGCCGATTATCAATGAATGCCTTTACATAGCACTCCAGAACACGGAAGACGAGCGATTCGCTGAGGTCATCAAAGAAGTCATGTTCCAACTTGAGCAAGCCGAGATGAGCGCAGAAAACATCGGTTCTGTGCGCTTCCTTGCTGGCTTTGAAGACCTCAAGTTGAACTGATTGGAATTACTGGACGTCAATCTTTTCCGACAAGATGCGCTCAATCATGGCCTGAATCATTTCTTCAGCGATGCCAAGGCGCTCTTCTTTTTTGAGCTTGGGATATTGCCTTCTGATGCGGTCTGCCACGTTGGCAATCAGGTGCGTTTCAATCATTTCATGTGACCAGTTTTGATTCTTCTTTGAGCGAACCAGCCGAAGGAAGTTCTCCAAATCAGCTTTATCAAGCTCATCAACTGAATAGACAAGTGCGCTTTGCGCGAGCATGAAATAATCGCTAGTCATCATAAGACTCGTTTACTGTGAGGTTGTACATGAACCTCACAATATCACGGTCTGTCTCTTTCAGTCGATTAAAGCTGCCGTCAATGTTCCACAAGTGAAACGTGTCTCGGAAGCCAGCTTTCATAAGATAACCTTCAGCCAGCGGTTGACTCTCCAGGATGCGCGTGATTTCGACAGTCTGGCCATTTCTGGTCATATAATAACCAAGGCACCAAATCATACACGAGTTTCACTGAACAGGCCGTTCCAAGCGATCTTTGCTTCAGCAACAACGCGCTTGGGATTTTCGCTGACAATCCACGGGCCTTGTCCATTGCAGCTTCGGCAATAGATACGAGCTGCCTTGCCTTCAAAGCCAACGTTCACGCTCAGGTGCCTGCTTGAACAGAACGGACACGCGGTCAGCATTGCATCGTCTGTTGTCTCAGGATTGTTTTGCTTTTGCCATTCAAGCCACGGATAGATCACAGTGCCTCCTTTGTGATTCTGTATTTGTTTCCTCTTGAATCGTGTCGCTCACCGACCATCTCAATCAAACCGTTTTCAGTTAAACGCTTAAGAGCGTCTTTTATTTGCACTTCACGCAGCGGTTCTGGAATGTGCTTTCTAAACTCCATGACGCGCATGTGAACAACACCACCAAGACGACAAATGGTTTCAAGAACAACCGCATCATGGCGAGCTTGTTTTTCACGGCATTCGGCCAAGTCTCTGATTGGATGACGATACACTCTCATTCGGCTTCTTCCTGATTGTCTGGATGTGAGATGTGTTTATCACCTGGCCGAACTTCAATAAAGACTCGATGTGCAGAATATCGACTGTCAGATGGGCCAATGAGCGATTTCACGCGCCAGAGAAGGATTGAGAAGCTGTTGGCTTCATCTTCTTCTGTCTCGCCATCATCAAAGACGTAGGTGTGTATCTGTTCGTCGTCTTTGTAGGTCAGAATCCAACCATTGATGGCGCGGTCAATCGTAATCATTTCGTCCTCAACTCACGCACACAGTCGCGGTAAACCATTGCGAGAACGTCTTGAGCTTGATTTTTCGGAACGCTTGTTAACACGTTTACTGGAAACGTGCGTTCAACTTTGCTGTTCAGCGAATCAACAATCATTGAAGCCTTGTGAGTGCGCGAATCAATCGTGATGTGCGGTACATAGTTCGGCTCATGCGGAAAGGTCTTGAGCAATTCCATTCCGCGCTGATGAGCTGATTGAATGATGAACTCGATTGTCATGGCGCTTCCTCTGGTGTCCATTGATTCACAGTTGTCGTATACGGAAGCAAAGCCTCTTGTTCATCTTGTGCAGGAACAAGATACTCTTGCACTTCAGTTGGCGGCGGTTGCATCCCTTGTTCAACAAGAAAGTCGATGATTTCGTCAGCCAAATCAGCAATGACTTCAGACTCACCGAAGTAGAATCGCTTCTGTAAGCATTTAATCATCTCACTGCGTTTCATGGAATCACCTCACCCGAACAAGCCAGTTCTCCGAGAATTGGATACTCTGCTTTGCTTTTTGTTCTTTGCTTGTTGTTATCTTCTACGATGACTCCGCAAAGAGCGTTTTTATCGCACATGCCAATCTCGACGATTGTTGCTGTGTTTTTGCATGTTTGTTTATTATTGATAATCGAAGCGATATGAACAACTCCAGCAACAACTAAAATCAAATTAGCAGAAGCTAAAATTGCAGCTATTATCATTTCGTATGCTCCAAACTTCAAAAACTCATTCGACCACATCTTGAAATTCACTCCGTATTTTTCCGAAATTCTTTTACTTGCTCAAGCTAAACGGCTTCGCAAAAACATCGCTTACCCATTCAGCAAACGACAGTTTCTGTGGAATAGAACCGCCATGGTACCAGTTTGCCATCTCAACGAGCTGAGTAACGAAAGCGTTTGGATTGTCGATGATTTCAGATTTCATCCAGGATACCCGCTTTGTTCGTCTGCGGTTTATAACCGATACGGTAACAAGTTCATTTTGTTCACTCATCGTAATATCTTTAGTATTCACTTGAGAATCCAACAATACGTTTCGTAGTGAACCAATAAATAAAATCATCATGGTTTAATCCCGTAAAAAGCATGAACAAGAAGAACATTGTTTTCAAAAAGGAACATCATCGACTTCATCAAATGCTGGAGTTTCTTGCTGAGCTTGATTCCCAGACAAAAGTCGTACCTGGTAGGCGGTGACTTGCAATGATGATTTCTGAGTTCCGTCTTTACCCTGGTATGAATTGATTGATACTGGGCCTTCGACGTAAACCATCGCTCCTTTAGTCGCCTTAGCAAGCCATTCAGCTTGTTTGTCATAAGCCACCACATCGAACCAAACAGTGTTCTCCTTCGAGCCGGACGCCAGCGAGACGGAAGCATAGTGAGTTCCTTTTTGAGTGACGCCAACGCGAGCATCTTTTCCAGCGCGACCAATAAGAGTGAGCTTGTTAATCATTTGCGTTTCCTTTCATACTTATCCAAAAGTGCAGTCAGACTTCCAAGAATGGCGCTGAATACGCCAATGCCAATGATGACCAGAGCGAGATTTATCCATTCTTGATTCATGAGAACACCGCATCTCTGACCAGCTTATTCAACGCATCAGCAGGCTTCGCTCCGCCTTTGATTGCCTGGTAGCAATCGCGCAGTGACTTGGTGTCTTCGTCATTCCAATCAGCAGCAGGCTTTCCGAGAGCTGTCTCAAGGTCGCGCTGCGTGACGTTGACGGAGAAGAATGCTTTGACGATTGGATTCTCAGTTGCAGGGCCAATGGCAATCTTCGGTGCTGGCTGTGCCGTTGGTTGAGGCGTGACGTTCTGCATTGGCGCTTCGGCTTGTTCCATTTCGTCGGTGGTATACAAGCCAGAAAGTTCCATCGGAAACGCTCGCCTCAAGGCCAAACTCTCTGCACACTTTGCCAACATTAGCGAAGGCATTTTTTTCCAGATTGGACTTCCTGCGTTGTAAGCCGAGAAGTTCGCCACGGCGTAAAGCGGTTCACGAAATCCGGAGCGAAAGACACCGACCTTGGCTGCAAGAGGCGGTTCATTCTTCAGCCAAACATCTTTCCATTCGCCATCTTCACCGCACCAGAATGGGCCAATCTGACCTTCGTATCGACCAGTGCGTTCAGCCACCAAGCGAAAGCCATCAATCGAAAGCGTTGTTTGACCAACGCCTCCGCGCTTCACAAAGAAGATTTGTCGAGCAAATGGATCAAGGCCAGTGCGATTGCAAATCTGAAGGAAGAGCTTCAGCTCATTGTCGCTGGCATCTTTGGCGATGTTCTTTTTGATAAGGTCAACGTCTTGAGCGTTGAGTTCGCGTGTCACAAGTTGCGTCATAGGTGCCTCCTATTGATATGAAATTGTTAGACTGATGGCTTTACTTCAAAAGCCGTCCAGTTGAAAGGCTTTTCCATACCAAGGCGGCATATCAAGCTCTTGCACGAACTCAGACGTGCCAAGGAACTCGCCAATCTGGGCCTTCCTGACGTTTGAAAGCGCGAGCTTCAGCTTTGCTTGACCGACAGCCATGATGCGCTCTGTGGCCTTGTAAACAGCCACGTCGAACGGATGGTCTGACTCAACGACAATCCAGAAGAACGACGGATTGCTTTCGCCTGCTTGCTTAGCCAGTTCGCAATAGACGGCAGCCTGGAGGTCATAGTGGAAATGGTTCACAGCCTTTGCAAACTCTGAAGCACTGACCTCGTAACTCGTGGTCTTGAGGTCGATGAGCGTTCCGCCAAACGACCAGTCAGGCAAGCCTTTCATGGCGATGCCTTCAATCTCACCGAACATCGGCTTGTCAGAATCGAGCATTTCCAGGTTCAACGCCTTCACGGCTGGATGCGACTTCACTGAAGCAACGCAATGCAAAACTTTGTCCATCTCAGCTTGCGTGAGAATGAGCTTGCCAGCGTTCTCTACCTTGAAGTCCTTTGCCGCCTTGGTGCGACCGTCTTCAAACGGATTGACGATGACGTCTTGCAGTTCGCCTTTGAGTGCCAGGTCAACAGCCGAACCGAAGCGCATTGCTGCGCTCTCGGTCAATGGTTGCTGAGTGAGGCCATGCAACGGGCTTTTGAGATAGGCTTTCAGCTTGCTATACGAAAGTGCCTGATGCTGGCGGTATTCAGTGGTGTTCATTCTTCACCGCCTTGAGGCTCGTGACCTTTTCTTCCGACATGAGTTGTTTGCAGTGCGCGAGAAGCATCTTGTTCTGGCGAAGGTGGAAGAGCACTTCGCTTTCTGTCTTGTAGTCATCTGGTGGAAGTGCTGCGAGCGTCTTGAGCAGAACATCCTGCGTCAACTGAGCAACTGTGTAGAATCCAGCAGCATTGTCTAAGGTGATAATATCGTACTTGTACATCGGTGCCTCCGAATGAATTGTGTTGTTTGGATGCGAGATGTGTTATTTGCACAAACAAACATCAAAAGCAATCGAAAAGTGGAGGCACTTTTATGAATCTATTCAAAGACTTGTTGGCATTTATTGTTTACGTCCTCTGCGTCATCTTTGTTTTGCCTGTATTCTTCTGGAAAGAGTGGAGGAACTTGCGCCATGAAAGAAAAATGCGAACTGTGCGAGCAGCCAGTGCTGGAAAAGATTCTTGCCGGAAAGATTGTTGCGATTGACGTTGGCCACGGCTGGTCGCAAGCGGCGGCTTATGACGTCGGTGCAAAAGGAAACGGCACGACTGAGCAAGAATTGAACGCCAAGGTTGCCTTCAAGGTGCAAGCCATCTTGCAAACGCTTGGCGCAGTGGTTCATGTGTTTGATTACTCCGCACCTGGTTCGCCTCGCTTGTGGCTTTCTGAGAAAGGAAGACGCGCTGGCGCAGTCAAGGCCAACGTGTTCGTTTCTATTCACCACAATGCCTTCAATGGCGCTGCACAAGGAACAGAGGTTCTCGTTCATTCGCAAGCGACGGTAGAAGATGTTGCGCTTGCAAAGAAGATTCACGCTCGCATCATGGAACACGTTGGCTTCACAGACCGTGGCATCAAGTGGCAGCAACTTGGAGTGCTGAAAGGTTGTCCTGAATCCATTCCGGCTTGCTTGACTGAAGCGTTCTTCATCGACTCAGTTAAATTCAAAAGCAAGATTCCAGATGACGTCATCGAGGCTGAAGCTTTGGCAATTGCGATGGGCATCAAAGATTATCTGGTGATGGCATGAAGACGATACTTGACAAAGACCTCAGAGACATCGCGCAGATGATGACCTATTGCTGTGGCCCATTTGCTCGGTCGCCAGAGGACGTGAAGACGTTGGCACAAGAGATGCTGCAAGTGGCCATCAAGCTGCAAAACATTGAGCGTAAAGATGCGCGGTTGATTCACTTCCTTCAGCGCCTCAGTGGCGGTGCAACCGTTGCCGACAAACGAGCTTCGATTGACGAGCACAAGACACTCATCAAAAAGTGGAAAGAGCTGCTGTAATTGGTCAGCCTTTCCTTCTTGTGCTAGTCCTTGTTGAACAATGATTCATCAAGGAGTTCATATGACCAGCAAGAAGCTGAAAGTTGAGAACTGGCCAATCGACAAGCTGATTCCTTATGCCAGGAATCCACGCAAGAATGACCAAGCTGTTGAACAAGTCGCTGCTGCCATCAAGGAGTTCGGCTTTCGAGTGCCGATTGTCGCCAAGTCCGATGGTTTGCTTGTCGATGGTCACTTGCGTTTGAAGGCTGCACAAAAACTTGGCCTCAAGGAAGTTCCGGTCGTCCTGGCTGATGACCTGTCAGATGCACAAATCAAAGCGTTCAGAATCTCGGTGAATCGCATGGCTGAACTCGCTGAGTGGGATAATGAACTGTTGGCTCTGGAGTTTGCTGAACTCAAAGACCTTGGCTTCGATACCAGCTTGACTGGCTTTGACGAGGCGATGGTTTCCGAAATCATGCCAAACAAATCGGAACCACTGACTGACGAAGACGCCGTTCCAGAAGTCGATGAACAAGCACCGCCAAAGACAAAGATTGGTGACGTGTGGATTCTTGGCAATCATAAAATCATGTGTGGTGACTCCACCGACGAAGCAATGGTGGCAAAGCTGATGAATGGTGTGAAGGCAGATATGTTGTTCACAGATCCGCCATATGGTGTAAATTATGACGGAGAATGGCGCAAACTTGTTGGTGGCGTTCCTGGTAAAAATCAAAAAATATTAAACGATGATAAATTTCCGAGCTTTCTTGGAAATGTTCAAGCTGAAATTGCATACATTTGGCACGCTGGCTGCAACTCTGTCGATCTCATCAATCAATTAGCGAAATATGACTATGAATTGAAAAGCCAAATAATTTGGAAGAAACCGTGGATTCTTTCAAAAACATACTACAACCAAGTTCACGAGCCATGCTTTTATGCCGTTAAAAAAGGATGCAATCAAAAATGGATTGGTTCAAACAAAGAGACAACCGTTTGGGAACTGCCAGATTTCAGATCATCTAATGATCGTGATGGTAGACATCCAATGGAAAAGCCAACAAAGCTATGTGAAACAGCATTGTCGAATCATGATGTAAAAATAATCCTCGATTTGTTTCTAGGCTCCGGCTCCACACTCATTGCCTGCGAAAAGACCGGACGCAAATGCTACGGCATGGAACTCTCGCCTCAGTACATTGAAGTGATAATCCGCCGCTGGCAGGAATACACAGGCAAAGAAGCGCACCTGGAAGAAACTGGAGAAACCTTCAACTCTATTGCGTCAAGATGATGCAATTTGAGATTCTGTTCGGTTCAAGGTAAACACGAATCAGTTTTCAAAAAGAAAATCCCGGCTGACTGCAATCACCGGGAATGGAACAAACCAGTTGCCGTGGTCGGTTCAAGGTGAACATAGTTCAGCTTTGCCTCCATTGCAATACTTAGCAAGGAGGCGTTCGTGAATCCTCAAGACTCGTTATTGCTTTGTCGTGGAGCTGGTGGCGTTGGCTGCTGGACTCTTAATAGAAACTTCGTCCGTGAGTTTGGAACTGACGCGACGTTCGTTCTTTCCGATATGATTCGCGCTTATGCCTATGGCGATAAGATTCACACCAACGCCGGAGAATGGTTTCTCTGGAATGCCAACAGCATGCTTGCTGCTTGCAGGTGGCCAGAGCGCCGCATTCACGATGCTTTGGAATTTCTTTTCAAAGCTGACGTCTTCCAGGCTCACAAAATGGATGATGAGATTCGTTTCAAGCTGAACTTCACGCTGCTCAATCAAGTTGGCGGTTCGATGACTTTAAAGGGATTCTACAATGAGTAAGTACAAGGACGATCCAAAAGATTATTGGAAGATTTCCAGCGATTATTGCAAAGTTGATAATCAGCTCGCCGCAAAGATTGGCCTGAATGAGGCGATAGTTCTTCGCACATTGTATGAACTCTGCCGTTCAAAGAAGCAAACAGACAATATTTCTTGGTGGCAAGGCAAGCAGCAGTATTGGCTTATCAAGTTTCCGTGGCTATCCGAGCGAACGCTGTTCAGAGTTTTTGAGCGTCTTGAAAAGCTCGGTCTTATTGAAATCAGAATTGATAAAAAAACAGGCAATCACTACCGACCAGTTCAGAAGCAAATCGAACGCATTCTCAACGACGATGACTTTCAGCTCGGCCAAAATGAGGCGATTCAGTCCAGTCAAAATGGCGGAACAACTGACAATCAGTTCTGCCAAACTGGCGGTGAGTTCCGCCAAAATGGCGGTGAGTCCTGCCAAAATGGCGGAACCCTACTATCGTTAGGATCCGTCTCTCTTTCCGGCTCTCTTTCCTCAGTTCCCACAGCATCCGCTGTGGAGGTCTTTGAAGGTCAAAAAACAGTTGACAAGGTTCGCATTGCATCCAAAGAGCAAACAGGCGGTTCGCTCATCTTTGAGGCATATGCTTTGGCCTATTCCAACAAGTACGGCTTTGAACCGACCAGAGGCAAAGAAGCCAATCGTTGGGCAAAGAAGATTTACGAGGAAGTCGGAATCGATGAAGGATGCTCGCTCGTGCAGCATTACGTTCAAATGAACAAAGCGTGGTTCATCCAGAAAGGCCACAGCTTGGAATGGTGCTTTCGTGACCTCACAGAAGTCCGACGCAGCTTCCATACCGGAATCACAATGACCAGCTCGCAAATCAAACACATTGAAAACCGTCAGACAGCAAAGGAAACCGCAGATGAAGTTCAGCAAAGTAATGGAGAACTTGCTTCAGCATGGGCGAGAATTGATACAAAAAGAGAGCTTAAAATCTAGTCAAATCGAGTTCTACGCTGCCGAGTTGCTTCCAAAGCTCTCGGAAGGTGAAATCTTGGCTGCCATCAAGCACTACAGCCTGGACAACCATTGGCCTTCGGTGAACGAGATTCTGGCCTTCAATCAGAAAGCCACTTCATCTGACAAAGCCGAGGCAGAGAAACTGACTGCCAGAGCAATCGCATTGCTTCGCTATCCACAGAACGGTGGCGACTCTCAAGCCTACAAAGCAGACCCAGAAGCCTATGGCCTGCTGATGAAGGCTGGACGTTGGTATGACTTGCACGTTCGTTCTGAAAGTCCACGAGCCATGACCGACCTTCGGTTTGAATTGAAGACTTTGGCTGAAGACGCCTTGAAGACGGCCAAAAACGAACAGCAAGCCGCCTTGACTGCCTCGACCGATGAAAGACTCAAGCTCGCACCTGAAACGCAGTCACGGCCTTCTTTGGAGGCTTTTGTGCCAGATCCAGATATTGCTCGGAAAATAGAAGAAATGACGAAAGCTAATCTTGCAAAGCTGAAGGCAAAGTAATGAACCACGACAAGCTCGAACGAAAGAACCTCATCTTACACCTCGAAGGCCAGCTCAAAAAAGGCTATCCGAGGCAAGTCATGAATCACCAGCTCATCAAGGAAGTCTCTGAGAAGACCATGATGAGCCAGTCGTGGACAATCAAAATGGAAGTGCCAGTGGATATGGCAATTGACTGCGACAAGGCGATGAACTGGATTCAGTCACGTATCCACAACTTCATCGGTGCTGGCTTCTACCACCTCGGAACCGAGGCAGCTATCAAGGAAGTATCGCTTGATGGAAAGAAGCAGGAGCTTCCTTTCTGGTTCATCCATGTGATTCATCCAGAGTACAAAGACCCACGAGAATGCGTGGAAAAGTGCGTTGATTACAACCACCGAGAATGAGTCAACGTGAGAACTTATGGCTAGATCTCACCTTGACAGACGTTTTGCGGTACTCTGGTAAAAACAGAGGTCATCAATGGAAATCGAACTGATTCAAAAGATTCTGCCGCTGGATTGTGGAAAGACCTGTAAGCTGGTGCTGCTTATCATGGCAGCGCACTGGAGACAGAAGCAATGGTTCGTCAAAGACCTGGTGGAAATCATTGGCGGAGATGCCAAGACGGTGCGCTTCGCATTGCGTGAGCTTGTGGACAGGAGGCTTGTGAAGTTGGTCGGCAAGACGGAACTACAAGCCAATATCTTTGAACTCAACGTCAATGAAATCCTTAAGTACCAGCTACCATACCACGACCGAGATACGCGCTTCGCTTTAGAACGTCTTGAGCGTCAAGCTCAACAACACCGTCTTCCTCGCAGCACTCGACCAAAGCCTTGAGAAACAGCTTGACGAGCTTGCTTGCCAAGCCAGGTGAGACTTCAATCTTGCAGTTCTGAGTCACGTCATTCCGCATGAGACAAACGACGTGATTGAAGCTCATCTGTTCCTCGAACATGACAGAGAAGAACTGTCCTTCAACCAACGAAAGCTCGTACTCGTTCATGCGCTGGATGATGTACTCGTACACATCACCAAGCGTGTTCTCTTCCGCCAGACGTAAGATTTCTTGTCGTTCACCGTAAGACAATTTTAGGTCTTTGATGTCTTGATTGCGTCCAATCAAAGCGTTCACTCGGCAGACTCCACGGCATTGTCGAGCTTGAACAACATCAACGCAGCCACGGCTTTCAAGGGATTCACTTTGTCTTTCAAAGCGTCCTCGAAATACTTCACGTCCTCTTTTGCTTTCTTGTAGTTCTCATTGTTTTGTACTTCACGCTTTGCGCGTTCGGTTTCAACAAGTGCTTCTGCCAGACGGTTTTCCATCTCTTCGCGTGACAGATTGCAAAGGTCTTGGACGTGTTCAATGTCCAGTTCCTTCGAGATTTGAGCAGCGAGTTTCTCAGGAATACCTTGTTCTTCAATCAGAAACGAACGCGATGACCACAGTTCATCATGAGAATTTGCGATAGACGCCATGAGTGCCTCCATGTTATTTGACTAGCCGCTTCGTATAGCAGAAGATTGCCTAAGATGAAAGCATGGAAGGCTTGTGATGCTACTGCATGGTGATTGCCTAGAACTTATGAAACAAATCCCAGATGGATCAGTGGATATGATTCTCACAGATCCGCCCTACGGAACGACAGCCTGCAAGTGGGATAACGTGATCCCATTTGAACCCATGTGGGAACAGATCTGGCGTGTCCTAAAGCCCAACGGTGCTTGCCTGTTGTTTGGTTGTCAGCCTTTCACATCGGCATTAGGGGCAAGTCAACTCAAGTTTTTGCAGTATGCGTGGGCGTGGGACAAACAACACGCAACGGGTCATCTGAACGCCAAAAAGCGTCCTATGAAACAGATTGAAGACATCCTTGTTTTCTACAAAAACCAGCCAACTTATCAGGCGCAAGGATTGATTTATAAGCCACGCAAAATGAAAAACTCTCAAAGTGATGTTGAAAGAGGAATGGGCAACAAAACTTCAACAGTGTCAGGCGGCCTCGAGACAGAATATGTTCAAGAGTTTGAAAACTGGCCGCGCAATCTCATTTCATTTCGATCTGAAAACGGAAACAAAGATCACCCCACTCAAAAGCCTGTCCTTTTACTCGAATACTTGATCAAAACGTACACGCTGGAAGGTGAAACAGTTTTGGACTTCACCATGGGATCAGGTTCAACGGGTGTGGCTTGCATGATTACCGGCAGGAAGTTCATTGGAATTGAACAAGATGACAAATACTTTGAAATTGCATGGAAGCGTATCGGATGGGCAAAACAATGAAACTGACAAATGCACAACACGAAGAAGCACTCCGAGCCATACGCAATGGCGCATCAGTGCATCAGATTGCGGCAAAATACAAACTCAGCATTGATGAATCAAACGAACTGATTGCAGCCGTTGCAAGAGAAACGCGCGAAGGTGCGAGCAGCCATCGCATCATGCTCCGCGCTTTGTTGCGTGAGCAAGCACCGCTGGCGTTGAAGACCTTGGTTGACCTGTGTCAACCGAACTTGAACGTCGAGAATCAAATGGACTTGCAGGTGCTCAACTTGCGACTCAAAGCTGCTGAGAAGATTCTTGGCTATGCAAGCCGCATGATGATTGAAGATGTTGTGACTGGAATGGTGGAAGCTGGTAAGGAAGAACAGATGCAAGAAACGCTGTTCGACTTTGAGTCGGTTGTGAATCCAGATGGTGGCACGACTCTTGTCGCGCAACCTAAACTCAAGTTGGTTGAGAATTGAGATGCAGCTTACACTTCCGAAGCCGTATTCATCGTGGCAAAAGCATCTTATCAATGAAAAAACGCGATTAATTTGCCTGGCACTAGGGACAAAGGTCGGTAAGACCTTAGGCGGAGCTGGTCGCATTGCGAACTTCAGTTTCCAAGCGCCACGCGAACAGGCTGCGCTTTATCGAATCGTCGCGCCGACGTATCAGCAAGCCAGCATCACTTACAAATATCTTGACCGATTGTTTCCACAGGTGCTTCCGCCTCAGGCTGGATTGACTCCTGAGCAATACAAAGCCGCGCAGCATCAATGGTCACAACTCACGCCAGAGCGCAGCGAATCACGCATGAGAATGAAGTGGAATCACAACGGTGCAATCATTCAGTGCGTCCATGCTCAAGACCCAGAACGCAGCATTGAAGGCGAGCGCACACACGGAAACCTGATTGACGAGGCTGCAAAGTGTTCAGCTCAGACCTTCGCATCAGTCATGTCAACAACCTCACAAACTGGTGGCTGGATTGCATGTACTTCGACTCCTCGTGGCAAAAATTGGTTCTATGATCTGTACCGCCAATGCCAGGAACACATGGCTTGGGCCGAAAAGCATCAGAAGCCTTACGAGCAGTTTTGTGCCACTGCGCGAACCATCGACTCGCCTTACGTTGACAAGCGCGTGGTTGAGCAGGCCAAGCTCTCACTGCCCGACAGATTGTTCCGCCAGCTTTACCTTGCTGAGTTCCTTGATGACGGTTCGGTCTTTGTCGGCCATCGAGATTGCGTTGAAGGCGACTTGATTGACGTCCACGGCAAGATGCAAGCCTGGCAGGTGCCAGATGCCAAGACACGAAAGGTAGTCATCGGAGCCGATTGGGCAAAACGCACCGACTATGGCGTCTTCGTCGCCTTTGAAGTTGGAACCTCAAGACCACGCATCATTGGCTTTCGCCGCTTCCAAGGCTTAGATTACAAAGTGGCCATTCGAGAGCTGTACCAGTTCACCGAGCAGTTCAACGAAGTCCTGCTCATTCGCCATGACCGCACTGGTATTGGTGACGTCATCAACGATATGCTTTCGAACTTCAGTTGTCCGATTGATCCGGTCGTGTTCACCAACGAAAGCAAGTCATCAATGGTTGATGCCTATATGGTGGCCATTGAGACACGGAACCTAGTGCTTCCGAACTGGCTTGACCTGATCAAAGAGCATGACAACTATGACGTGAAGATGAGCGTCCTTGGCAAGCCGACCTATTCAGCACCGCCTGGATTGCATGACGACATCGTGACCGCCTGCTTCTTGGCTTGGTCAGCCGTCCTTGAGACTCAAGACCGTGTATTTGATGTGCGTTTCTTGGAAGACCTGCCAAAAACTGCGCTTTCCGTGGAGTCGTGGTACGCTTCTCTTGCCGACGAAAACGATGACTTCTGACGCAATCCATCACCAACCGGAGCAGAGACAAGATGGCCTTGGTCGTGCAGCTCAAAAAAGGCGAAGCACTCAAAGTCGGTGACCAAGTGTTGATCGTAAGCGCAAGCCGTGGTGCTCGCATTGTCCTGGACGCTCCAAAAGATGTGAAGATTGAACGGCTCGGAGTCTTGCACGATGAGGAACAACGAGATGCGGAACGACAAGGAGCGGTCATCGTCAAAAGAGCGAATGAGGCGAAAGCCAAAGAGTGATTACTCGCTTCGCTACATCGATCCAAACGGAATGCCTTCAGATGAACCTTTCAACTCGGCATGGTCGGTTGAAACCAAGGCGTTCCTGACAAGCCAGAACCTGAAGGCTTTGTTATTCAGCGAGGATTGGGTTTTCATCTGCGTCGATGCTTACGCTCAACCGATTTCGTCATTGCCGTTGCAGGTTGTTCGCAAGACCTCCGAAGATGGACAAGCTGTCGAGAAGCCAGTGCAGTTCCATCCAGTGTCTCAGCTTCTTGAGAATCCAAACCAGTTCGTTGATGGCGTGGCTTTGAAGTATTCACTCGCCTGCGACTACGTTCTCGGTGGCAACTCGTTCCTGTATCATGCCAAGCAAAACAAGCAGGCTTATCACATCAGCTTTGACCGCGTGCAGTACAAGCTCGATGGCAACGGCTTGCCTGAAAGTTACATCGTCTATCCAGACAATGAAGAAATCATTCCAAACGTGACCAAAGGCATCACCATCCAGCTTTCCGAGATGGTGCACGTTCGCAGGCCGAATCCAAGCTCACCAATCTGGGGACTTTCGCCATTCGTTCCAGGCAGACGGTCTGTGCTGTTCAATCGGTATAGCCAAGACTACCTGAACAGCTTCTACCTTAAAGGCGCGACTCCTCAAGGCATCCTTGAGATGGAACAATCAGCCAATGAGCAGTCTGTTCTCCGCTTGCTGCGATCGTTTGAGTTGGCTCACACAGGAAGACGAAACCAACGCCGCACAATGCTTTTGCCAAAAGGCGTGAAGTGGTCTGCTGCCGACCATAAGATTGCCGACCAGCAAATCACTGAACTCGTGCGCATGAACCGCGAGACAATTCTCAACACGCTTCACATTCCAAAGCACGTCGTGTCTCTTCAAGAAGCTGGCTCGCTCGGCTCAGAAGAACACAAAATGGCGCTTAAGTATTTCTGGACAGCGGCTCTGCTTCCAACGGCAAACGCTTTGGCTGCATCTTTGACCAAACACTTCCGTCAAGCCGGAATGCTGGCAGTCAATGAAGAGCTGCGATTCGACACGTCCGAAGTCGCAATCTTGCAAGATGACCTCAAGGCCAATGCTGAGACGGCAAACCTTCTTCTTCAGACACACACGCTCAATGAAGTTCGTGCTCAGGTCTTCGGTCTGCCTCCACTACCAGAAGGCGACTACACGCCAGGTGTTGCTCAGCCGTTGCCAACGCTTGGTTTGACATCAGCAGAACCAATGCCTCAGCCGGAACTGCCGAAGCTGGAGGTCATCGAAGCAGTTGAACCTCAGCCAGTACCAGAAGAACAGCCGGCGCAAGTTGAGATGCCTCAAACCAAGGAACTTGGCCGCTATGCCTCACAGGTCAAAGCAAACGAGGACAGCCTGGACGCTTACCTGAAGAAAGAGCTGCCAACAGTGACTGAAGCCGCTTTGGACTTCCTTGCTCTTGAAGCTGAGACCGCGGTCAAGACGCTGCGCTCAAGCAAAGGCATCAAGGCAGACCTTCCATCAGCAAAAGAATACAAAAAGCGTTTGGATAAGGCGCTCAAGAGCCTTCAAAAGCAATACAATGAGAAGTTCGACGAACCGCTTGAAGCCTCAATGAGCCTTGGATACGACCTCCAAGCGAACATGATATTCGACAAGCCAAGCCGTGACGCACTGCTCGCTGCCAAGCAAACAGATGCCAAAGGTCGCGCTGCTGCTTTGGAAGCTCGCAACATCGAAACATTCAAGAACGTCAGCAAGACAACCACTGACCGCGTGATGAAGATTGTCCAAAAAGGTATTGAAGATGGCCTTTCAGTCGATGACGTGGCAAAGCTGATTGTCGAGGACTCAATCAAAATTGGTGCAAGCCGCGCTCAGACGATTGCCAGAACAGAAACGCTTACAGCCGTTTCACTTGGACAGGCATCAATGATGGAACTTGCTGCCAAGGCGATTCCTGGCCTCAAGAAGAGCTGGATTACATCACAAGATGAGGACGTGCGTGAATCGCACAGAGCTGTAAACGGTGAGATTCGGGATACTGACGAAAAGTTCAGCAATGGTTTAATGTATCCAAGAGATCCGGACGGAGATGCCGCCTCCAATGTGAACTGCCGATGCGTCCTAGTGACTCTGGCTCCGGAAGACCTTGAAGATTATCGTGCTGAACTCGAAGCACTGAAGGAGAATGCAGAATGATTAAGTCAATGAAGGAAGCCAAGTTCAAAGCACTTGGCCAAAAGGCAGCAGACAACGCAGTGGTCATCGAAGGCTACGCGAATCGGTTCCTAAGCGATGCTTACAATGAGCGCATGGATCCATTGAGCGTCAAACTCGAACGCTATAAGCAAAACCCGATTCTTCTTTTCAATCACGACATGAACTATCCTGTTGGCAAGGTCATTGCCGTGGAACCTCGTGAAGACGGCTTGTTTGTCAAAGCTGCCGTCAGTCATGCCGACCACGAAAAGGTTGCCTATGTGCGCGAGCTGGTTGCCGATGGTACGCTCTGCACTTTCTCTGTGCGTTTTGCTGGCGAACAAGTGGTCGAAGACCCAGAAGTCGCTGGTGGTAAGCTCATCAAAAACTGGGAATTGCAGGAGGTATCAATCGTGTCCATTCCAGCGCAACCGGATTCAACATTCTCATTGGCCAACGCCAAGTCACTTGGCGAAGCTCGTCAGATGGTTCTCAAGGCCAAAGGCGCGATGGTCGCTCAAGTAGCTGCTGAACACATTGCGAAGCTCGAAGAGGCTGGCGAGAAGAAAGACGAACTGCTCGAGAAGATTGCTGAGCAGTCTGGCAGTGAGCCTGGACAGCTTGCAGAGGTTCTCGCAGGCAACGTGACTCCAGTTCCAGAGCCTGTGCTTTCGGCACTCGCTTCGGTTCTTGGCATTGACGCTTCCGTTTTGGCTGAACACAACGCACACGACGTTGAAGCTCAGAAGAAGATGGACGCCGAGAAGCCAGAAGAGAAAATGGAAGATAAGCCAGAGGAAAAGAAAGAGGACGAAAAAGCAGAATATCCTCCGCTGTCCCAGGCTGTGCAAGAATGCGTCTCGGAGAAGATCCCAAAGCTCATCCAAGAAGGCAAAGAGCAAGAGCAGGCTGTGGCCATTGCAATCTCGATGTGTTCAAAGGAAAAAGGCTGTTCAGAGTTTCAACCAACTCGTGAAATGATGGCGAAGTGGCTTGATGATTGCGACAAAGTGAAGCAAGCTGAACAAGAAGGCACACCTCAAGAATCGGTCGCTGTACCGAACAAGGAACCAGAAGGCATGAACGACAACGCACTTTTGATGTTGATGAAGTCTCAGCTTGAGATGCTCGGTGCAATCTCCGTCAAGCTCGACAAGCTGGCTGAAGTGTTCATGGCCGCGGCTGAAAAGCCAAAGGTTGAAGTTGAAGTGGAAAAAGAAGAGCCTGAAGCGGAAATGCCAGCAGAGGCAGCCGAGCAAATGAAGGCCATTCTTGACCGCTACGAGGCCAAGCTCAAAGGCTTGCTCGCTTGAAAATTCTGTCCGTGTGATACACTGTTACTCGGAGCCTCATGACGAGGCGTTTAACTTTGCGGCAGTCAGCCGCTTTTTGGAGGAAGTATGTCGAATTTTGAGAAACGGCTGGCTGAGTTTGAAAGCAAAGTTCAGTCTGCTGTCGGTGAAATTGAAAAGGCCAAGTCGGCTGGTATCGTTGGTGGAGCAACCAGCTTCAGCAACCGTAGCAACAGCGACGAGCAAAAACTTCTCGCTTCTTTCGGCGCTGCAAACGTCAAGCAGCTCCTTGAAGTGAACGTTGCTCATCCTCGCTTTGCACACGTCAACGACAATCTGAAGTCTGCTGTTATGCAGCTCAAGAAAGACATGGACATCGCTCGCATGTCGGCTCAGATCTTCGGTGGCCAACCTCAAGACCGTGGCGACGAAGACCGCGCTGCTCACGTCAAAGGCGTTCTCGAAACTCCTTTCGCTCGCATGGTTGACCTCAAAGCTCGCTTGAAGAGCTTCGGTTCCACAGTTGCTGGCGACGGCGATGAGTGGGTTCCTACAGCAATCTCGGCTTCCTACATCGAAGAGTATGAGCTTGAGAAGAAACTGGCTGCTGCATTCCGCGAAATCCCAATGAGCAGCAATCCTTTTGAATTGCCTGTTCAGTATGGCGTGACCAAAGCTCGCTTGATTGGCGAAGGCGCTGCTGCAACCGACGCAAACTTCGGAACTGAGAAGATTCAATTCTCGGCACCTAAATTGGTTGAATATTACCTACTGCCAGAAGAACTAAACGAAGATAGCGCCCCAGCCATACTGGAATTGGCACGAGCCGACGTTCTTACAAGCCAAATTAGGAGTGTAGAGGACTGCATCATCAACGGTGACACAACTGGAACACACATGGACAGCGATACAGTTGCTGCAAGCTCCAACCGTAAGGCTTGGAAAGGTCTTCGTAAGCTCGCTTTGGCTGCTTCTTCGACTGTTTCCTTCTCCGGCGCTGGCGTGACCAAGGCTGGCTTGGACAGCATGAGAAAGCTCATGGGCAAGTACGGAACGAATCCAAAAGAACTCGCATGGGTTGTTGGGCCAAGCGCTTACGCTCAGCTCCTGAACATCGACGAAGTTGCTACTGTTGAGAAGTTTGGCCCACAGGCTACCGTTCTCAGCGGCGCTCTCGCTGTGTTCCGTGGTATCCCAATCGTTGTGTCTGAGTTCATCCGTGAAGACCTCAACGCTTCCGGCGTGTACGATGCTACGACTGTGAACCGCACTGTGTTGCACCTTGCAAACGTACGTCGTTTCTACCTCGGTCGTCGTCGCCCAATCCGCGTCAAGGTTCAACAAGACGCT